AGAGTTCCATAGTGATGGATTAAAGTCAAGGATCATCCTATCTGACGTTCTGAGAGACAATTGGACATATTCATCATAGGTGATTTCGGTTGCTTCATTTATGAAACAAACATCCCTTTTCCTACCCCTTATTTTTTCTTCTGAATCAAGTGAGAACCATTCGATGATATTGGTCCCGAGTTGATAATACCCATCAACGGAGTGCCAATTATCTTCTCTGTAAAGGTCCAATAATAATAAAACCTCTTTCAAGTCTCGTAGGACACTTCCCTTCAGTGACGGTAATGTCTTTCTAACAATGGAATAGGTTTTGTTCTGTTGATTGAGAAGATCAATTATTAACCATAGGATTATGTTCCATGTCTTTCCCGCTCTTGAGGATCCTTGAAAAATATAGTTCCTATAATTTGGGTTTAACAGATCCTCAAATACTCTCGTTGTTTTTACTCGCAATTTTTTTCATTTGTATCGGAGAAAAGGGTTCAAACCTCATACTTCCAAATCTTTCGAATACTTCAATATTCAAAAGTTGATTTATTTTGTTCATTACTTGTGTTGGTTCTTCAACCCCCATTTTATCTTCAACAAAGAAATTAAATTCAATCACATAAAACCCTTCTCCTTTCCAATAAAAAGAATCCTTGATCTTTTCATCCACGATATAACGATTCTTGAATTTTGAGTATCTAATGATCTTGTTGACACATTGTTTGACCCTATGTAAAAACTTCCTTAACAACTGTTCATAGTTTTCTTCAAGACATGTCATTTGTCCTTTGATCTGATAAAAACAACTTTTCATTTCAACTCTGTTGACGGTCCCACCGAGTGAATTGAATTTTTGATATTTGTTTAATTTAAAGAACTTCGGTTTCCTATTCGGTGTCATTGTCTTTTAGATTTTTAATTATTTCAATTTCTATTTTTTTTGTTGATTCAAGTTTTTCACCTCCTGATGTTATATCCACGTTATTCACCGCGGACCAATCTTCTTTGAATCTATTTCTCAATACAAGTGAATATAAGTTTGAGTTCAACTCTTTTGATTTCCCTGTCTTGAATCCTTGTAGTGGTATTCTACTCCACCAATCATGTGACAGTTCCCTAAATTCATTGACGGTTTCTTGAAACTCAGGTTCATTTTTCAATAATGAATAAAATGTTTCTTTTGTTATCCCAAGTTCTACTCTTAGATTTACGTCGAACATACCATCACGTCCGAGTTCGAGTGTTATTGATTTCCAATTCGTTGGAAGATCTCTTAAGGTTTTACGAGGTCTCCCGATTGGATTTTTCCCATTCTTCATATGTTTTAATTTCTCTGTTTAAGTGTTCCATACGTTGTTGTAATCTGACCCAACAATCACCACAATTGATTGAGAGTTGTTCAGAAAACATTTGGTTATGGAAATTTATTACCCATCTTTTCTCTTCAAGTGTTTGATTTCTTGAATTGATATATGTGAATACCCTTTGTATTTCTTCTTTTGTACAATTGGGTTTTGTTGGTTTAGTAAGTCTAACTGATTTGTCTTCATTGACGATTACTGTTTCAACATTTCTTTTTTGTTTACAATTACATCCCACGTTAATTATTTTTTAGATATAGTTTTCTGAGTTGTTTTAATATCCTTCTGTATTTGTTGATGTCCCTTGAAACAGAATTTATCGGTATGGTTGTTTTTTTTGATAGATTTGTTATGGAACAACCTCCTTCGATAAATAGTTCAAATAAGCGGGAGTAATACCAAAGGTCCCCCTTTTTATGTTCTGTTATTTGTCTTTGAACCCAATCCATAGAAATCGGAGATTCATCATAAGGTTCATCGGTTGTATTGGATTCGATATGATCAGAGAACTTAAATTTTCTATATTCATTATAAAATTGTGATGTCTTGGAATAAAAATTATTCTTAACAATTTTTGTAAAGAAATATAGTTTTTCTTTGTCAGATAAGGTATCTGTGTTTTTGTTGAGAATGAATTGTTCAATACAACAATGTAACAAATCATCAACATCATCTTGTTTTGAGATTTTGTGACAAATCATTTTAAGTTCATCATAGTTATCAGAAAACCATTTGTTGATAAGATACAATTTTTTTTCCTTTGAATAATACCCTGTTGTGGAATTTATCATCATCCGTCCAATAGTTATTTATTTTTTGTAAGTAACCATCATTACATAATTTTAAAACATGATCTCTTATAGAAAAAGGTGAGATCTTAAAATGTTTTGAGATTTCAGTGTTTGTTAATGTTGAATAACCTGTCTTTGATTTTTCGATATCTTCCATGATCACATCATAGATCTTAAGTACAATTGGGTTCATAATATTATTTTTATAAATATTAGGTACAGGGTGGTATATTGTAAATAAAAAAATGGTTGAAATGATAAAAGTTTTGAATTAAAATTAAAATATGATAGAACTAAATAAATTTTATAATGAGGACTGTCTTGTTACATTGAATAAAATGGGTGATAAATCCATAGATTGTGTGTTAACTTCGCCGCCATATAATATGACAAAAAGGAAAGGGGGTTATGCGGATAAACAACCAAGATATGATGAATATCAAGATTGGAAAACTGAAGAGGAATATAATCAATGGACTTGTGACATTTTTAATAAAATTGAAGAAAAACTAAAAGACAATGGGGTTATACTCTACAATTTTTCATATTCAATTGAAAACCCAGGATTACCATATACTATGTTAGGTAAATTATTATCAGACACACCATTCACTGTTGCGGACACAATAATTTGGAAAAAGAGTAATAGTATACCTCATCCAGCATCTTACAACAGGTTAAATAGGATTGTTGAATTTGTTTATGTCATTGTTAGAAAGTCAGAATTAAAAACATTCAATTGTTACAAACAGATTGCGAAAGTTTCACCTAAAGGACAGAAATATTATGAAATAGTTGATAATTTTATCACCGCAAAAAATAACGATGAAAAAACCGATTTGAATAAAGCAACATATTCGACTGAATTTTGTACTAAATTATTGAACATTTATTCAAAAGAAGGAGACCTATGTTATGACCCATTTATGGGGACTGGAACCACAGGAGTTGCCTGTAAAATGATTGGTAGAAATTTTATTGGTAGTGAAATTAGTAAATCACAGGTTGAACACTCTACTAGTAGAATAGAACAAATACCATTTTAATTTTTTCTGTGTTGACCGAATCTATCTTCAAGTTTCATCATGGTCCGTGTGATTATATCACACCTTTCATATTCCTCTTCGTGGATTGCGATGTTTAAATTCGACCTGAGAATTTGAATATACATATTAATTAATCTTGGTTCCACACTTAATGTTTTTTCACAATAGGATAAGATTATATCAGATAATTCTTCTTTGTCATCTTCAGGTAACAAGAAATATTCATCAACTCTTATATCATATTTTTTACCTAATAACTCTTTGAATCTATCTAACTTCTTTTGATTCTTATCCATATTTCAATTTGGTATATTTAATTCTGTAAATTACTAATCTTGGTCAGAGAGTTTACCCCCCCTCTTGTCCCCCCCATAAGGAGAGAAAAAAAGTGAAGGAGGGAATCTTGGACACACTGTTGTTCGGTTATACCCCCCATTCATCCAACAGAGCAGGGATTTGAAAAAAATCTCTGAAAAAGAAATATACATCCCAACTATAAATATTCTTTAGACAAAATAAAGTCTGATTATATTTAAAATTATGAAAGTCTGTAAAACCTGTGGTCAATTATTACCGTTGGATCAATTCCATAAGGACTCGAAAAGTAAGGATAAATTAAATTATTCCTGTAAACCATGTCACCTGTCGTATAACCGTGAAAGGAAAAAAATAAGAAGACTTGAAATTCTAAACAACCCGAAATCAATAAAGGTAAAACCCGTCAAAAAAAAAATGGATATTACATTTTTGAAACTGAAACCTTTTAACTTCAATAGGGATTACAAAGATACCCTAAATTTCCTCGAAAAAATTGGATATGATATAACAGGGGATATACACGAACAGTTCCTTAATAAGGTTCTAATGAGGTCTGGTGTCATTTTAAAAAAGGGTGATAGACCAAAGGATATTCTAACCAAGTATTTCAAATAAAAAAAGGTCCCATTTCTGAGACCTCTAACCAACAACAAGACCACAAAAGTTTATTACCATTGAGTTGTATTGGTAATACAATATTGTCGACCGGGGTGTGCGTTCATCCAATCTCCTCTTGTTAGGGTAAACCACTTAACATTGTTTGTACATGAGTTACGGATCTGTACTGAGTAGTTACTAACATTGTCGTCGAGGATGAGTCCACAATTACAATTTTTGACTGACTCTTTTTCACAAGACATGAGTAAGGTCAAAAAGAAAACACCAAGAAGTATACGTCTCATTTTATTTGTTGTTCAGATTGTGTCCTGTCCCCGATGTTATGGTTTTTACAAAGGTAAGGAAATTATAATTCAATTTTATTTTTTAGTTCTACAACTTCTTCATTGCCTTTGAGAGGGACAGAATCCAAAACATCAGCAGATTCAAACATCTCGTGCATTTGTGAGAGACAATCTTTGGATTGCTCACTGAGATCATCGAATGCAGTTTTGTAAGTGAAATAATCATTCAAAACTTTGTTTAAAATCTGCCGTGCACCCTCAACACCCTGAACGGTATGTTGACTTACTGTGACGTAAAAATTGAAGGTGTGGAATGGATGTTCAGAATCCAAAATTTCCAAAATTTTAGAAACAGGTTTTCCAACAAATTTTTCTTCGCATAATTGTGGAAATTTGTTACTGATGTTGTTCCAAGATTGAACACGGTAATTCATCATTGTTGATGTTCAGATTGTGTCCTGTCCCCGATGTTATAGTTTTTACAAAGGTAAGGAAATTATTTTGATTCCACGAATTTGTGTTTGACATTTTCTATACCCCATTTGGTAATAGCGACCTCATACAGATGTTTTTTAATTTTAAGATTTAACTCGAGATTCATAAATTTGACCCACAAAGTTAGTTCTTTTTCGTAGTTAGGATTTTTCTCTTTGAAAATTTCTAAACAAACCTCGGCAAATTGGTAATCACTATAAGCGTCGAATTGTTTTTGTTCTAATTCTTTGAGTGTTGTTTTTTCCATAGTTTTATAGTTTTTACAAAGATAAGGAAATTATTCTGATACCACCAAATCTTCATCAATATACCTGATAGATTCAAGATATTCTTCGGTCATTTTCTCAGTATCAACAATAACCCCAAATTCTTCATCAGTTTTGAATTCAATTGGGATTACCAAATACTTTCCAATTTGAACAGCCCCTCCCCCCATTAAAGTTTGATAATAATTGTCAATTTGGTTCTCAGCAAGTTTCATTGATTGTGTCATAATGATTGATGTTCAGATTGTGTCCTGTCCCCGATGTTATAGTTTTTACAAAGTTAGGGGATTTACGTTTATCAAAATAATATCTTTTAGTTCCTTTATGAAAGTTGTTCTTTGTCTTTAATAAAAAAGTATTCAAAAAATTAGGTTTAAATCCCATTGAGGAAGCAATTTCTTGACCAACACCTTCCTCAATGAAATTCATATCCTCATCATATACAGAAACAATTTTACGATTCTTATATGGACCCAATTTAGCCCCTTTTTTTATTGGAGTGTTTCTGAACTTTATACCAACATAGGGTGTATTCGGATTCCAAAACCTTTTGTTATTCAAAATTTTCTTAATACTACTCGGAGACACTCCATACTTTAAACCTAATTCAGTTATGGACATATTATTCTCCCAATGTAATTTACGACACTCTTCTCCCTGTTCAGGTGTCATTTTCTGATTGGGTCTCCATTGACCTTGATTACGGATCCGATTCTCTACTGAATTTCTCCATCCAATCATCTTATCTCCGTAGTAATGGTGAACCCTTTCAGATGGTAGTGTCGCAAACTTGGATTTACCAATCTTATCGAGTATTTCTTGAATGTTATTCATGAGACGAAGGTAATTAAAAAATAATTTGTTTGATTCCTTTTGGTAAAGTTTTTCTTTTCCCTTTTAATATATTGTATAAAACATCCTCTGACCAACCGAGTTGTTGGCAACATTTTCTTCTTGATTCATATTCATTAGTTGTTCCGTCTTCAAATATAATTTTAACTTTTTTAGGTTGTGCTTTATTGATTCCAATTCTCGGATTGAATTCATTGGTGTATGAAACCCAAATACCTTTCATCGGAAGATTGCGTCGAAGAATATTTGTAATAGTTTGCCACCCATATTTTAGTTCTGCGTCTCTCCTTTGTTTACAAACCTCTAATAATTGTCCGTCTTTGGAAAAAACATACATAAGTTTTTTGTTGGATTCACATACAACAGAATTATTTGTTGGATATTTTTTTGCGATATTGTCGAGTATTTCTTGAATGTTTGTCATAGTTAGATGTATTGAACTGACCAAAATTGTTTGTAGTTGTTGGGGAACTTCATCACGTCTTCACACATTTTAATTGCGGTACGGATGGACTTCACCTTGACATTTTTCCAATTCTCATAGAGGAACTGAACACACTCACGTCTGATGTTCTCAGAAACGAATGTACAAGAATTGGTATTTAGAACAACATCAGAAATCCAACCCCATTGAACAAATGTGTCCATCTCAAGATTGTGGTTTGTAACACGATCGGTGATTGCTAACAAATGTTTTTGACGTGATTTGTTTGCGGTCTCCTCAGAAGGTAACTTCTCATTTGAGGTGAACACGAAAATCATATTGTCAGTAGGAACCTTGAAACCTGATTGTCCTTCGACAACACAATTGTCTATCGCACTCTTCTGAACTTCATCGAGTTGGTCGTATAGTCCACCCAAGTTCTTCTGATAATGGAACACACGATTCTCACCCAACACATTTTTCATAATGTTTATGTTGGTAGAGTTCTTGAAGAGTTCATTACAATCATCAACAGAGATGATAGAATGACAATCCTTTGGACACAGGTAGTAGATGACCGCGAGTTGAAGACCGAACGCATACATCGATACATTTCCTGTCACAGTGAAATAGTTCACACCTGAACGTCTCATTGAGTCGTTTACGGTGTGGGTCTTACCGAGACCGGGTGGGGAATAGATGTAGTGGTGAGGATACTTACCCACGTAGTTCATCGTGGAGATTTGTTCTCCGATGAAGAATAACTTCTGACGTTCTTTGGAACCGAGTTTGAGGTACTGTTGTTGTTGTTGTGTCATGGTAATTGTTTTAAGAGTTGTAAAGATAAGGAAAAATTAGGAACCTACAATCCAAAATTCTGTATCAGAATCGAGGTCCTCAACAATTTCTACAACATAATCGTTGTATTCATGTAGAGGACTTGAGACATTGTTTTTACGAAGAATTTTACGGAGATGTTTCGTTCTCTGTTCGTCGGATACAAAGTCAATTCTCGTTCTGAATACGAAGTCGGTTGGGTAGTCGATAATGATGGTTTTCATTTTGTGAATGTTTCGACGAAGATAAGGAAAATAAATCAAACCATGAAACCATTTTCTTCATTAAATTCATCAACGATTGTTTTAAGTTCGTACACATGATGTTTTATCTCATCCAAAATACCATCGATGTCGAGATGGACACATCCATCTTCATCCACCCAATAGTATACTTCCACACGAATTGACATATTGTCTAACTCAGTTGTATTTTCCAATGGACCTGTGAAGTCGGATTCTTCGTTCAAATAGATACTCATAGTGTTGTTGTTTGATTTTCTTTTATGATCTCTTTTAGTTTATCATAGGAAAGATCTTTAAATACCTCATCACCCGAACCGTTTTTATTCGATAAAGC